TGGAAAATTATCCTCTGCAGCACTCAAATCGTGGGTGCATTGGGCAGTTATGTCAGACAGAGATGATATTGAAATTCAATGTCGATGTCCAGAATCAGATAGTAGAGGTAAGTTTGGTAGAGTACTAGGCGAACTTTGGATTAACTGTACAGAAGATGGGCATGAGTTTGGAGGATGGACAAACATAAACAAATGGATGTGTGAGAGTGGTTACGCAGTTGGATATTTTGGTGGAAGTAAAGAGGAAATTGAAGAGGCTCACATAAAAAATAGAGAACTACTTCTAGAACAACAAAATGTTAAATATATTGGATGAAAACTAATGGCCAAAATACAAATACACAAACCTAAAATACAGATTCCAAAAAATATAAAAAAGTTAAGACAGAACGATAATAAACTGAATACTGCTGTTGAAATGATAAACGCTTCAGAAGAAGCCTTGTGGAAAAATGACCCTATGGAAGCTCTAAAATTTGAAAGAATCGAAACAAGAAAGAAGATGAACTGGATAGCCAGATTTACTCTTTCTATAATTACATCTGGAACATTTTTAATCTTGTTATATTTGTTGTTTTTTTCAGACCTCAAAGATGGTCATCGCGACTTAATTAATATTTTAGTTGGGGCCTATGTTGGTGTGCTAGCTAAATCTACGGATTATTGGTTTAAAGATAAGGATGATGCTGAGGATAAAGAATCTCAACAACTCCATAACAGTACACCACCAACAGTAAATGGAGAAAAAGAAAATGGCTGACTTTAATGATTTCGGTTTTAGTACTGTCAGTGAAGAAGACTACAAAGCCCAACAAACTAGCGAGGTTAACACAGCAAAGGCAGTAGTTTCTACAGCCACTGCTAGTATGAAACCTGAGTTAGAGAAAATAGAATCTAAGATTGCAGGTCTTACTGATAGTATGAGAGTTCTGAGTGATGAGATGGCAGATAGAAAAGAAGAGCTCAACGATAAGTGGAGTGCCAGAATGAATCAAGTAGAAGAGTTGATTCTTCCACTTCTCAAGAACCTTGCTAAAGATGGTGATAAGAGAGAATGGATTAAGTGGCCTGGCAGGACTGATATTCTTAACAAACAGATTGATGAGATAACAGCAGTTACGAGGGGTGACTTCTGAGTGATTTCATTTACTGAAAAAGCTGTTGTTAAAATTTTGAGCATCATGAATGAACAAAAAGTAACTGATGACACTAGAGTAAGAGTTGGTGTTAAAGGTGGTGGTTGTTCTGGATTTACTTACACAGTAGATTTTGATAGTAGAAAAGGTAAGTTTGATTTAGAGTTTGAATCATTCGGTCTTAGTGTTTTGGTGGACAAAAAAAGTCATCTTTACATCAAGGATACAGAAATTGATTGGTCAAATGATCTGAATGATCGAGGATTAAAATTTAACAATCCTTCAGCAAAAGGTTCGTGTGGATGTAGAACTTCTTTTATGTACGACAATGCCGAACACGCAAATGTCAAAGAACCAAGTTGGATGTAAAGTAGAAATAATAATTTAGTAAAATGGAGATAGAGTGAGTGATTTAGTATGTGAATTAGTGAAAGAGGATGACCCTTTTTTGAGAGAGATACCAGAGGTATTTGATTTTGACAACCCTCAAGTTGACTCTGAGAAATTGTCTAAACAGATTTTTGCAAACATGATACACCATAGAGGAGTTGGTCTATCAGCAAATCAAATTGGAATACCTCTTAAAGTTTTTGGTTTTATGATGGAAAATAAAATGATTATAGCTTTCAATCCTCAAATTTTGGAAATGAGCGAAGAAACTTCTTATGTCAAAGAAGGGTGTTTATCTTTTCCTGGCTTGTATTTTCCTGTTGTGAGAGCAGAAACTATAGCTATTCAATATCAAACTTTTGATGGTGAACATGAAGCAGGTAGTTTGACCAGTATTCCATCTATGATTTATCAACATGAAACAGAACACATGAATGGAGAACTTTTTACTAAAAATGCAACGAAATATAAAATAAGACAAGCAACAAAGAAACGTGCTAAGTATCTAAATAAAATAAATAAACAAAAGGAGTCGAATGGCTAAAAACAAAAAAAATATGAGCAAAAAAGAATTGGAAAAAGAAGGTCGTGAACATGGAATTGAACTTGATCGAAGACATAGCAAAGAAGACCTTATTGATGAATTGGAGGCAGTAGAAGCAGAGGAAAAAGAAGAAACAGTTGAACTTGATGAAATTGAAGAAACAGTCGAAAAAACTGACATTAGAGAAATTGCTAAAAAAGCAGTTGAAGCAAAGGGTGTTGTAGCTACTGAACAACATATAAATGATTATATCGAAAGATTTAATCTTGTTTAATTATTAAATTATAAAGGAATAAAATGGCAGAAGTTAAAGGTATAAAAGAAACTAAAGACGTTATGGAGTTTATCTTTTCATTCGTAGATGCGATTGGAAAAGCAAAAGCTGATGATAAATTTACATGGACAGACGCAAGATATTTTATTGACCCTGTGAAAAAACTTTTTGAAGCAGTTGATAATATTGAAGATGTGATACCAGAAATTACAGATATCGATGACGAAGAATACGATGAATTAGTCGCATACGTCAGAGAAAAATGGGATTATAGCGAAGAAAATTTAGAATGGGTTGTGGATACAGCTATAGAGGCGGGCAGAAGTATTCTTACACTCGTTTCTATGTCTGACAAAAAAGCATAGTGGCAATAAACAAAACGATTAATAGATATTGGCGTGATTGGGCATCAATAGTTTATTTGTTTCTCTGTGTAGTAGACTTCTTCATTGCTCCTTTGATGTGGAACATAGGTATGACTTTGATGAGTGATGAAATACTAATGAACACTAGTAGATGGGAACCGCTTACGCTTGGTGCTGGAGCAATTTTCCACATCTCATTTGGGGCAATACTCAGTGCAACAGCTTGGAAGAAAAAAGAAGAACTGGAAGCTCATAATAATAGGAATGATTCTACTACTTAGTAGTTTTGAAGTAGTGGGTGAAGAAGGGAATAGAACTACTTCACCAGTATCATTAGAATCACTCATTAAAATGGGAGAATATTCTAAACTGATTTATACAGATAAGGGGGTATTTGCTAAAGGTGAAGTGTCACCAGATGATCCAGAATTTTATGGCTTGAACAAGATGATTGAGAAGCAATACGAAGTCAAGAAAAATGAATTTTCGTATTATGTAATACAAGAACAAGGAACCACAATTCTAATTTTTAGAGGAACAACAAATACTAAAAATATTTGGACAGCTATAGATGTAAGAACATTTTATGATAGAAGATTAGATGTTAATTTACATAAAGGATTTAGAGATGCGGCTGCCTTACTGCTTGAAGATATTTATGAAAATTATGAATTAGACCATACAGTATATTTGACAGGACATTCTTTGGGTGGTGCAATAGCACAAATCATTGGGATGTGGATAGATTCGATGAAGGATGAAAACGGAGTAAAAAAATACAATGTTGAAATTTTTACTTTCGGAGCACCAAAAGTTACTACAAAATTTCTTTTTAATGAACCCAAACATTGGAGAGTGGCTATTGGGAGTGATCCTATCCCCTTTATGCCTAGTCTCCCTTATGTTCATTCAGGAATACATATAGACCCTGAAACATTAGATTGGAACGAAACACATCACGAAGATAGTTTGTGGTCAATTGATAGTTCAGATCATTCGATTAAAGATTATCTAGATATATTATATGATCATTCAGAATGTGATGCTAAATGTCGAGGGTCACAACCAATAAGAGAATGACTATATGAAGATTATACTACACATATTAATAATATTACTTCTCAATAGTTGTGCAAAAAACGTAGCAGACAAAAATAATGATTTAGGTAGTGGTGATAAATCAAATTTACCAGTTGCATTAACCGCCCTCATTGAACACGCAGAGTATTGTAAAGCAATTTATGATATTGGTGGTGATCAAAAAGATGAGGTTGCGTTTGAAGTAATACAAGATAGTGGAATATCAATAATTGTTATTAGGGGTACGGCCAATGAGGCAAATGTACTATCTGATATTGATGTAAGATTGGTAGATGATGCACGTACAGGAATCAAACTCCATAAAGGATTTAGAGATGCCGCTATAACTATAATGCAAATTATAGATACTTCAACCACGACAGGAAGAACTATTGTTCAAGGACAGACACTTAAATATCCTCTTGAACAAACAGTACACGTTACAGGACACAGTTTAGGTGGAGCCGTTGCACAAATAATAGGAATGTGGCTTCACAAGAGAGGTAAGAATGTTCAAGTTTTCTCTTACGGAAGCCCAAAAGTCTCTTCTCAAGTTTTGTCTAGTGGACAACCCTCTCATTGGAGGGTGGTTCGCCTTAGCGATCCTATCCCTATGTCTCCTCCTTGGCCTTATCGTCACACAGGACTTTTTATAGATAGTCAAGATTTGGATTGGGGTCCAGACAACGATAAACAATTGATTTCACAAACAGATGGTTTAGACCATTCAATTTTAAAATATGTAACAACATTAAAGGAACAATTATAACATGGCAAATGATGTAAAAGTATTGAAACTAACTACTGGCGAAGAATTAATATCAAGAATGGAAGAAAGCGACGATGGATTTTTGATTTTAGAAAAACCTATGTCTCTCCAACAAATGGGATCAAACTCTGCTGGTCATATGGGAGTCGGTTTAGTGCCTTGGAGCATATCTGGAAAAACAGATAAAATTACTCTAGACAATAAACACGTTATGGTAATTTTAGAACCAAAAAAAGAAATGGAAACAAATTATCTTTCATCAATAACTGGCTTAAAATTATGAAGTATCAAATTATAATTGGTGATAAGAAATATTATAGAACGAATGATAAACAACAAGCTTTAGCTGCAGTTTCCAACTCTTTTGATAAAGGATACGAAGATGTTTATCTTCATGGTGGTAGAATAGGAAAATGGTGGAGTATATAATAATGCCGATATACGAATATAAATGTGATGTATGTGATGAGATAACCGAAGAGTTTGACAAAATTACTTCAACAACCAAAACAATAGAATGTTCTCTTTGTGGGCAAATATCTACTAGAATAATGAGTTTGGGAAGTTTTCATCTCAAAGGTGGTGGTTGGTACAAAGACGGTTATGGTAATAAAAAATCAATTTCTAATACTAAAACAGGAGAACAAAAAACGGTCTCCGAAAAACCCCTCGACAAAAAAACACCCGAAGCTAGATCGATTGCCGATAGTTAATTATTATTATCAACATGAACAGGAAATAACAAATGAAAGCAATACTTGAATATAACTTACCAGAAGATCAAGAACAATTTAACGTAGCATCAAAGGGAATGGATTGGGCATTACTTGCTTGGGACATAGACCAAATGATACGCTCTTTGTTGAAATATCATCCCGAAGAATATAAAACAGGCGAACAAGCATTAGAACATATCAAAGAAGAACTCCGTGATTTTATGGAGGAACGCGGATTACAATTTCCCGCATAACTTGAAAAGAGAATTATTATGAGAAAACAATACGACAGATTTGATTTAGAGTCAGCTATCCAGACAGTCTGGCACACTAAAGACGATTTGGAACTGATAACTCAACGAATGGTAGATGATCCAGAACCAATGACTGAAGATGACCTTGCAAATGTTATGGTCGGTTTAAGTGAATTACACGACATCCGATGCAAGAAATTATTTAGTGTGTTTGAGACTATGTTACGCGAAAAGTCTTTTACCGATACAGGATATTCTTCTGTTGTTTTAGGAGAATCTTCTGTGAAAGATGAAATCCCCCCAAAAAAATAACGTTATCAAGATTGACTTGACTTTTCTTCTCTTTATTGTTATTATAATACTATAATTAAATAACTTTATAAGAGAAAGTCATGAGAACACGAAAAAGTTTATTGAACGAAATGCTTTGTTTATCAGAAGTTCGCGGAGAACTTGATGTTTTGAGTAATGCCGAAATCGAAGGTAGATTGAAAGAAATTGATACTGAAATAAAAAATTTGAAAAAAGGAAGAAAATAATGATATTAATTGATCTGAGTCAAATACTTTTTGCATCGGC